CCACAATACAGAAAACGATGACGACCCACAGTGGCATCATCAGCCCCCTAAGGGATTTCGGGGGTGAGTGGTTCCCCGATCGTGTCTGCGGACAAACGGATTCGGCTCACCCCCGAAACAAACTAGATGAAGTGGAGGATGAGCCAGACAATGATCACAATGACGAGGATTGTGAGAAGCACACCAATAATGTTGTTAGGCACAGCAACCTCCCCTCTAAGTATCCTTTACCCTGAACGTTGTGGATAATCCGCTGTTGCCTGACGCGCCCATCGTGGCACCAATCCCACCCAACCCCAACGACCGCTACTCAATCTTCACTAAACTCTGGCTATGTTGGGCAGCAATGTTTGTTGTCGTGGAGAGTGTGGCGGTGTGGCAGGACAAGATGCACCGCGACCGCGTCAAACGCACATTGAGCTCCAACGCCCGCAGACTCTTCGCGACAGACTCCATCACAGGAATCCCCTTAGCCGCACCCTATGGGCGGCTACGACGAACGGCGCTCCTACTGCTCCTGAGCTGGCTGTCAGAGCATCTTAAGCAACAGCGACGGGTCTAGACGTAGACGACAGCCTCGCCATCATCATTGATTAAACGACGCATGTCCGCTTCGCGAATCTTTGCGTAACCACGTTTCCCCCACCCAATCCCCCAGCTGTTGAGCATGGTGAAGTAGCGAGCCTTCGAGGCGTAGCCGATGATCAGATAGGCATGGCCGCCGGCGACCGAGCCGGAAACGTTCAAGAATCCGTTATGGTCAGGGTCGAACATGTTGTTCAGCCAGTTGGTGCCGACGACAACGGGCGTCAGCATGAGCGCGGCGAGCATTTGGTCAAACCCGAACGCCCAGTTGTAGCCAGTGATGTGGCCGAGACTCTGCGTGGCTTTGGCCGCCGCCAGGCAAGAGCTTCCGGTGTCCGTGGGCGGGTACACGCCGGGCCACGGATCCAACGTCGTCGCCAAGTGGTAGATGTCCATGGCGGTGCCGTCGGTGGCGTAGGCTTCGCGGCGTTCATGCAACGGTTTACAGTTCAAATTCTGCGCCGCTGAGTGGCCAGTGCACGAACCCACCCACTGGTTAAGACAAGGGCCATAATGAGGATGGCGGACCGTGTGGATAGTCGGTGCGAGCAACGCCTGGAAATTGCGGGACCGTTCGTCCTTCCCATCGAGACGCGCGCCAAGCAACCTAGCCATCAGTGACTCCTGTCAGTTCTACAGTTCGTCTGGGAGTTTCGGGAACGGGTCGGCCTCAATCCTGTCCACCAGCGACACAGCCAGATCCGGCGCAACCTCTTCCAACGCTTGAATCACCGGTTTATCGAATGTTGCCGCGTGCCTAATGTGCCATTGCTGCGCGCTTCGCAAATTAGCCACGGCGAGACTGAGCCGTGTCTGCTCACCCTGAGCCATCCGCTTCGCCGTCTCCGCCTGCCGCTTCGCCGTGTCCGCTTCAGACTTAGCAGTCTCCGCTGCTTCCTCAGTTCTACTTAGCCGGACTGCGAGTTTCTCCATCTCCCGGTCCTGCCGTTCCGCCAGCCGGGTGAACCCTTCGTTGATGGCGTCTTGCGCGTTCGGCTGCGCCTGCGCCCGCGACGCACGGTAAGTCCAAAAGCCGGCGATGATAGCGCCCAGCGTGGTGAACCCGGAAACAACCCATGGCGCCATGTCGGCCATCACGTCACCCCGGGCACAACAATTTCGGCTGCCGTCACCGGCTCCTGCCACCCGTTGATCAAAAACAGGTGCAGAGACACAACGAGCCATACCGAGAAGCCTGCCACGGCGGCCCCGTACGGGGGGAGTGGAACGATATGCGGCAAGCCTGGAATGTAGAGAATAAGCACAAGCAACCATGAAAGGGCTCTCTCCACCGGCATGATAATGAGGAGGGCGAAGCCGAACCTGTCGAGTCTGGCGAGCCCGTCCGCGCCCTTCACATACTTCCACAGGAATGCGCACACGATCGCGGTCGCGCCAGTGATAGCCCAACCCGCGACCCGCAGCGCCACCGGCGCATATTCGTGTGGCGCGCGGACCCGGTTGATCGGAATTGGCATGAGCGCGACACCCCACGCCACGAACAGCCACAAGATACCGGTGAGTAGTAGTGCGACGCCGCGGCGCCCTAAAATTTTTGGGACAGCATCGGGCATCATGTGGCGGCCTCTCAACGTGGGGGGTCGTCGTTTTAGCGGGATGCTTACTCGGTGCTGAACGGTGGCGGGATCGCGTGACAATCTTCGCGTGGCATCGTTGCCGTGTCAACGTTCGGGTCCGCCGCATCCAGCTTCTGATACATGCGGGCATCGATCAGATCGTGCGCGAAACTGCCTTCCGGGCCTTCCAGTGAATGAACCACGAGGCCAGCAATCGCCACATCGGCGGCACGATTCAATGCTTCGTCGAGTGTGCTGAATGTTTCAGCGCCGCCCTCATAGGTGACCGTGTACATCAGCGGCTAACCCCCGAACCAGAATCGCGCACGGTGCCAGTGCCAGCCACGCTCGTTTTGAACTGGTAGGTGAAGGTGCCATCGTCGCTTAACACGAACCGCAACGCGCCCGGCTCCTTCTGCGAACCATCCGGCTGTTTACCCCACTCATACAGGGTACGGTCCGTGCCCGACAGGGTGGAGAATCCGTTGTTGCCTTTACCGCCGGTCCCGCACACCCAATAGTAGGGTCCCGTCGATAGCACAGTCCCAGTGCGCGACAACGGCCCGAACCGCTGATACTGATGGTCATGGGCAGCAACAACAATGTCTGCGCCGTGGTCATAAGCGATCTGCCACAAAGACACACCGGACGTGGTGCCGGGTGCGTAGCCTTCGCCGTCGGTGTACGGCGGATGGTGAAACATCACGATCGTGTGGTCACCGGCAGCCATCGCAGCATCTAATGCGCTGATCGCCCAGACGCCTTGCGGGTTGCCCGTGCCACACCCACCGACCTGCGAGCAGTTCGAGTTCAATGTGATGACCCGCCACTTCCCCAGGTCGGTCATGAAATAGCCTTTAGTCGGGTCACCTGATCTTGCGGTCCCGAAGTAGGTGTAGAACGGGGTCGCGCCCGCAGTCAAATATTCATGGTTCCCGACCGCAGCGATGGTACGGTCCCAAATCGACTCGCTGGAACCCGCGAAGATTTGCTGCTTCCCCATGCCAACGTTGTAATAGTTGGTGTAGCCGGCGGCTTCGCCCTCTTCATATTGCGTGTCGCCCAACGCTAAAAAGCGGGTAGTGGTGTTGTCGGCTTTGATCATGTCACCGACATGTTTACAACCCTCAACATTGCTAGTCGATGTGGACGTGAAGTCGTCGTCGCAGTTGTCGCCGACCGCCCACACCACCTTGTCACCAGCACCCGGTGGCGGCGGATCAGGATCAGGCGGTGTAGTGGGTGGGGCCGTGGTGCCGCCACCCGAAGCCGCTCCCTGATAGGGAGCGTTGGTGTTGCGTTGCGAATTAATCGCTGCGGGCGTGACTAGGATCGACACAACCGCGATAACGGTTATCGCGGCCATTGCGACGAGGCGTTCCGAAAGATGCTCAAACCACATCCCCGTTACCCCATGTCCCCGGTCTCGAGAACATCAGTGGTTGTCAACCAGTCCAATTGGATCGCCGAATATTGGGCGCGCGGCGACGCCGAGTTGGCTGACGGTTTAAACAATGTGGTTCCCGACGTAGCCAACGTCACCGCACCCGCACCCCACCGCACCAGCTTCACTGTGGTGCCGGCTTTCAACACGGGTAAGGTAACCGCCACCGACGAAGCCGAGTTGATTTTAATGACCTGCGACGACATGGCCTGCGTGACTGTGAAGTTGCCGGTCTGGTCTGTGCCCAACTCCAGCAGTGAAAACTCGGCGCCATAGCCGTAGTTGTCCCAAATGAACGAGTTGGTGCCTTGGTCGAGGACGGTGGCGGAGCTGCCAGCAGACCCGGCAGTCAGAACGTTGCCGTTGATGATCGTGTCAGTGGGAGTGCCGGTTGAAGAAATGAAGATCTGATTGTTGACTGTTAATCCGGTGGAACATGAGTTCGCGTCCTGGTCATCGAAGCAGCGGTTGTCTTTGATTTCGTTGCGGAGCGTGCTGATCGATGTTGCGCCCTCAACCCGAATATTCGCTGCCCGGGCGTCGACTGTGCCGCTGTTCGACACGTCATTGTCTTTAACCATTGTATCGGCGGCGCCGAGAAGCCTGATCCCGTTGGTCGCGGCCTGCCGAACCGTGTTACCGATCACCTTGTTGTAAGCCGACACTGTCGGCACCGTTGATTTGCGGGAAATATTAATGCCGTGCCGGTTCAACCCGGACGTGTAATCACCAGTCCCGTCAACAGTGTTGTTGATGATGTCGCTGTAACTGCACCCCAGCAACTCGATACCGGAGTCGTAGATGGTGGAGCGGTGCGACACCGGCATTGTCACACCAGTACCAGCGCCGCCCGTGTCCGTATAGGTAGTGGTCGTGTTATCGCTAATTGTGGCGACGCGAACCCACGTAGCCGACCCGACCAGCGCGCGGTACACCTTCCGCTCGGTCACCGTATAAGGCCCGATGGGTAGATCGACACGAACCGTTTTGTTGGTGGCGTCGGTGGTGATCACGGCCTCATCGGACGGCTTCGTTTCACCCGCCGTCTGCGCCCCCGCCAAATCGGAATCGGTCCACGACACGACATAGCGGTACGCGGTAGAGGCGGTTAGGGTGCCACCGGAGATTAACCCGAGTCCGGGCCTGTCTGGGCGGCCCTGCACGAGGCAGTCGCGGATAACGTTGTGTCCGCCCCATTTGCCGAGGTCGCCGCCGTCAATAATGATTCCGCGGGCGCGGGAATGGTTAACCCTCACCCTTTCGATGCGGATATGCGCGCCCTGATCCATGTCGATAGCGTCGGTCGTTGACTTGTAGGTTCCGCATGACTCGACCGTCAAATCGCGGATTGTGAGATATTGACAGTTCGTGAACGACAACGTCTCCGTGTCGGTACCGCCCACATAGTTGGAACGGTTCGAAATAATCGTGGCGTACATGCCGGCGCCGGTGAACGACAGCCCCTTCATGGGTGGGGTGGTTGAGCCGAATGTGGCGTGGTCTTCGACGCCAGCCCACGCCTCATTCCCGACCGGCGCATCAAGGAAGTGGTAGCGGCCTGACCCGAATTGGAAATGCACATTACTAGCCGTCAACGACGCCAGTACAGCCTTCAACCCAGATGTTGTGCCCGTGTCAGCGGCGAACGCGGCAATGTTGCCGCTGCGGTCCTTCGCCCAATACACCCCCGCATTCGGAGTGCCCGCCTTGTCAATGTAATAGGTCGCGTTAACGGGTGTCGGAGTCGTGTCGCCGTACGTCGTGTTCTTCGCCGCGCCAGCAGGCCCGGGGACAGCCGACACAATAACTTTGCCGGTGGAACCGCCAGCAACCGACAATATCTTGTTTTGCGCCCACGTCCCCGGCACAGTGCCAGTCATCCAACACAAACGGTTACATTTCACTGTGCCCGTGAAGTTGGTGTCCTGCCGAAAAACTGAGGTAACCGGCATCGCGCCATCCGTCGACATCACCAAATTTTCGAAGGTGACATTGTCGGCGCGAATAAACCGGGCCGCATACGTTTCATCGTTCAAGGTGAGGAACGTGTTGCCAGCGAACCGAGTGTTCATCGCGACATGGGCAGCGTCGGTGGTGTTGCCGAACAGCAACGCCTGCGTCGGCACACCCGATTGGGCTGCAGTGTGTTCCATCCAGATGCCGTCGAACAGTGACCCGTGGTCCTTCTCCAACCAGATGCAGGAGCTCGCCCAGTTGTTGTAGGTGCCGCCGTACACCTCAAGCTTGTGACTGTTCCGGTCGTTGGTGCCGTGAATACTGTTGTCACAGATCGCGATCGTTGTGCCGTAGATCCGGTTCACGAACCCAGCCGAGTTGATGCCGTCGACACAGTTCGTGATGAACCCGCCGTACACGTTGTTGTCGCCGCTGCTTGAGGTGCCAAGTTTGTCGACAGCGAAGGTGATGCCGTTGCGGCAATTTGTGATAAACGGGTTCCACACCGATGACCGGTAAACAGTTTTGGTGTAGCGGCCACCATAGTTAGTGGTGTCGCCGCCGAAACAAATCCCGGTCCCGTTACCCTTGCTGCCCGACCCTTGAATCCACGGATTGAACACCATGCAGTCAGCGGACTCAATCTTCAAAACCGGTGTGGTGCCGGTGTGTGAAGTCCCCAACAGTTTCGCGCCACGCTCAAAACGCAGATTACAGCGATACGTGTTGGTGCCGTCGCTGGGATGGCCGAGGCTAACGGTCGCGTTCGCAGCCATATTGTAGGTTCCGGCCAGCAGCACAACCTCGCCGCCGCCAGACGCATACTGCATTACAGCATCAATGGCGGCCTGGATTTCAACATTGTCGGCGGTGCCGTCGCACACATAGTCAGCGTTCGCCTTCGGGGTCGCGGCCGTGTTGTTGGCCGCGACGGTGATCACCGTGTCAACGTTCGTGCCCCCACCACCACCGGATGGTGTGGCGGGCACATACACAGCCCCGTTCCACGTCGGCACCTGCCCTGACGTTGGGGTCGCGTCCTTATCAAACTTGTTCGTGATATCAGTGATATGGCCCAATAACGTAAAGAACCCGGAGGCGCCCTCTACATAGCCGCTTTCCGGGTCGTTGTATCCAGCCACTCAGCAACCCCTACTCATAGCGAAAACACCGTCAACCGTCGATCATCAAATTCGCCTTTACCGCCCGACACACGAAACAGCATGCGGAAAGTATTGGAGCCTGCCGTCAACGACATATAGGTGGTGACGCCTTGCCGAGTGCCCTGCGTAGCGTCACTATTCGACATGATCGCCCGGTTATCCTCAGGATCGTCGGTGGTGGCGCCAGTGATGCCGAAACTCGACCACACCGCATCCCCAGTGGTCAGATTTTCCTGCTGCACAGACGTAAAAATGATTGCCGCCGCGCCAGTAGTAGCGGTAACGACGGGCCCGTTGTCGCCGGTCGGGTTAGTGTAAGAACCCGAGGTAGTCGTCGAGTTCACCGTGACCGCATCCGACGCGATGTGGCGCCGCACCAACGCGTTCGTGCCGGTCGCGACCACATAGTCACCGGCGGTGGTGACTACGGCGACCGCAGTCGCATTAATGTTCGCTGCAATGGCGTTCAAATGGGCGGCAGTTAAAGCGTTGCCATCGCTGTACGTGGGGAGCGTTGACCAGGCGATATGGACCACCTCCCGACGAATATCCTGTAGATGAAACGCGAGCAAAGATGCGGGGCAGCTTGGGTTCGGCGTCGAGCACGGAGCCAAGCAGAACTTATGGAGTAACCTGCTGGCGCACTCGGTGTTTCAACGCCGGCAAATTATCGACACGGATACCTTCATCATCAACAACTAGCAGCGTCCGAGGTAGAGAGTCGATGGCTGCATAGTGGATGTCGAGGATGCCGTGTTCGGCGTTCTCCCGCACCAAATCGTGCAGCGTTTCGCCGGGAAACCAGTTCCGTTTCGTTGGGTCGGGCCGCATCATTAGAAGCCGCTCAACGGCTTCCATTATCTTCACGGGTGGCCAGATGATCTCTGTGGTCGTGCCGCACACCCAGCAATCCCACGTGGGTTGCAGCCGCTGCAATGACGTTCCGTTAGGGCACAGCCCACACCGGGCCGCCCACTTCGACCAACTCGCATGCGCCTCAACCACATAGCTACCGGCCCGAACCAAACCAGTCATGCCGCTAACTTTCCGGTGCCGAGACGATGCCCCGAAACGCTTGAGCCGAGAATGAAAACATCAGACGCAGTAACAGTGCCTGCTGGTGGCACTGCCTCCAACCCGAACGTGACCGAATGATCATAGGTACCCGTAAATGTGTGACTGATTGATTCCACATAGAAGTCGTCATTCAACACTGTTTCCGATTCCACAACCGTGACCCGATCCGACAAGTCACGCGCCAACGCTGCGGCAACACGGGATTTCGGCGCAAGGTCAGCGATCAGAAACCTAGCCGAGACTATCGGCAACGGATCAGCATGCATTTGGATCGCCGTCTCCAGAATGTCCTGCGCATCATACTGATTGCAGAACGGTAAATCACTGGGAAACGACCGGGCGCCATAATCCGCGATCGACCCAGCATCCGAAGCAGTCACCTGCACCGTGTAAGCCACAGTCACTGGTTGCGCCCGCAACTGCAACCTGTCAATGTGCGCGCCGCTACCACCAGCTGTCAGCGTAATAGTTGTGGACGCCCCGGAGGTACGCGACAAAATCACGGAGGTTAGCGAACCGGAGATCAGTTCATAGTCGGTGCCAACGACAGGCGCGATGGCGTTCATGAACGGGTCAGAAGTGGATGCGATAAACGTTTTCGTTTCGTTAGCAGTGAACCCGACAGTGCTATCTAATGTCCATATCGCATCTGTTGCGGCGGGCGTCCGCACATCCACCGAAATCAAACCAGTATTGATGATGTTCCGCCACGCCTCATCGTAAGAGAATGGGCGGCCCATAACAGGCTCGATCGAACCCTGATTGCGCCACGTCGATTGTGAAGTAATAGAGGCCGTATCAATGAATCGGTGATGGCGATCCCTGAACACGATGCCGCCGTCAACACCAACAGTCAACAACGCGGGCGGGCCTTCACACCGCACCAGCTTCTCGAGCGCATCCAACGCGTCGGTGCTGTCTTCCCACCACCACGGCAACACCGACGCCCCAAAATCCAAATCACGGGTACCGACCCAGCCGCACTCATCCAACACGACACCGATAGCTTCACCGGTGCGCAGACCCGCATACAGTCCCGTGGAGATGGTTTGACCGCGGAAACCGGCCAACGCATCCACCAGTGTCAGACCGACTGTTTTCGAATCGACATCCGGGTTGATCGGCGAATCATCCGTATGGCCAATAAACAGCACCTTCTCGGCGGTCGCACCGCCGAAGAAGTCGGAGAATGTGTCCGAAAAGAAATCTCCAGCCGACGTGTAGGTGCGGGAAATCTTCACTGGCCTAGCCGGTTTAATTTTCCCGTACAGGGGGCTGGCCGTGTTGCGGGGGCTGAACCGTTTACTCTGATTGTCTAACGTAAACGAGCCGCGGCCCGACACCGTAGGAGCCAGGGCGGTGGATTGGTCGCGGCCATACTCGACGGTAACTACGTCGCGGCTGCGTTGCACCAAAGACGTAACATCGTCGCCAGTGTTTGTGAAATCGCCGTCGCGGTCCCAGTCAACAGCGACCGTGAAACCGGCGATTGCACTGCCGTAAGCGTCGCTGTATAGGTCGTTGTAGGTGTCGCCGCTCATCGCTTTTTTATAACTTCGAGTTGGCCGCGGCGGTTCATGTCGATCAGTGTTCTCCGCAGGTCATCCTGAGAACCCACATAGTTCGGCGCGTTAATAGTGATGTAGGTGTTCGCGGCGCCGCCGCCACGGTCCATCACCCGCACCAACCGGTCAAATGACTGTGTCATTGCAGGCGACAAAACGCGCTCCGGCAAACCCGAAGCGTTCATAGCTACACCGCCCGACGGCAAAATGCCGCCCCGGTCATACCAGCCGGTACGCTGCGAATGCGCCCACGCCGCCAACGGGGAACCGTAACGGCCCTTAATGTATTTGAGGCCCCAAGTGATCTGCCCAGCAGCACCGCCATGGAAGTTACCGGTAATATCCTGCGGGATACCAGCAGCGCCCGACGATGGGTTACGGGCCTTCGGATTCCATCCAGATTCGCGTGTCCATAACGCGTTGAGTGCGTTCCAGTTCGCACCGGTCCAGCCGTACGCTGCAGCCATGGCCCGCCCCAAGACGCGATAGCCGCCAGATGCCAGTTTGCCGAAGTTAAGGCTGCCGAACCCGCCGAAGAGACTGTCCTTAATCTTGCTAATAATGTCGGAAACCTTAGAGCCGGCCTTGTAGACGAAGTCGCCGACACCCTTGAACCCGAACTTCAAACCGGACAGCAACCCCTCCATCAGCGCCCTACCTGCAGGATGAAGTAACTGCCGATCCAGCGAGACTGGGCCCTTGTGAGCTTTGATCCAGCCAGCGATGCCGGACACCCAGTCTTTGAGTTTCTGCCACGGCGCCTTCATACCGTCGAGCAGACCGTTGATGACAGCTTTGCCTTTGGAGTAAAGCCAATCACCGGCACCAGCAAACTTGTCAGTGATCGCACTCTTGACTCGGCCGGCTTGGTCTTTTGCTTTACGGACGAGTTCTTGCATGCGGTCGATGAACCGGTTCACCATGTCGCGGGCTTTACGCAAGACGGTGTCTTTGGCTTGCTCAACTTCGCTGCCAGCCTTGGACGCGAGAGAACTCAGCGCAGACTTAGCCCTACCGGGGAGTTTGCTGATCCAATCGATGGCACGGTTGACGAGATCCTTAGCTTTCCGCACAGCCGAATCTTTGGCTTGCTCAACCTCACTGCCGATCTTCGAACCGAGCGACTTCAACGCGTTCTTGGCGCGGCCGGGTAGTTTACCGACCCACTCGATAACCCTACTCACCATGTTTTTTGCGCCGTCAATGATTTCGCCGTTGTCGCGTGTAAACGACGTCGCCGCATCATGCCACGTCTTCTTAACCCATTTAGTTATGCCGCCGAGTGGGCCTTTCTCATCGAACATGCCGCCGTTGTCTTTGAGAACACCGTTGACCGCAACAACCGCGTCATAGAACTCGCCGACAGCATCAGCAGCATCAGCCATGCCGTCAACGATCCCGGGCAGCGCATCAGCGACAGCATCCAAGGTTTCTGAAAAATCCTTGTCGGTGATGCCCTTGATCGCATCACCCAAACGCTTAAGAGACGCCTTAAGATCTTTATCTTTGCTTACTTTGTCGATAAAATCGCCGAACGCATCCCCCACCTTTTTAGCGGCGGGTTGCAGGTCGTCCAGGAAACCGATCAGGCCTTTAAGCCCGGATTTGATCTTTGGGAATGCGCCTTCGAGTAGTGCGCCGCCTAGTCGGCTTAACGCAGCATTCACGTTTTTCATAGCGCCAGTGAAGGTGTCGCCGGCGTCAAGCGCAGCGCCGCCCACACCTTTCTCTAACGCCGTCTGGAAGGTCTTAAAGTCAATTTTGCCTTGGGCGGCTAGATCCCTAACCTCAGCCGCCGAGACGTGCATCGTTTTGGCTAACAGTTGAATAATGGGGATGCCGCGGTCGCCGAGTTCATTCAGGGTGTCGTTGTACACCCTGTTCGATGTGGCGACTTGGTTGAAGATCCGCCCCATGTCAGCCATTGATGTGCCGCCGATAGTGGCCGCATCAGCAACGAGTTTCAGGGTGCGTTGTAATTCTTGGCCGGGTTTAATGCCAGCTGCGACTGCGGACGCGGCAACGGTTGCGGCCTCGTCAAGCCCGAAAGCGGTGCCCTTAACCGCTTTCAGTGCGTTGTCCATAATTTTTTGGACTTCTCCGGCGGAGTGCCCGAGCCCTCGAAGTTTCGCCTTCGCCGTATCAATGGCGTCGAGACGCTTCAAACCCTTGACGAGTATGACACCCAAGCCTGCAGCAACCGCGCCACCGAGCACCAAAGCGCCTTTGGCTAAAGCGCTCATGGCGGTATGGACGCCTTTGAACACGTGGCTCGTTTTATCTTCGGCAACAACCCGGATGCGAACTTCGTTAGCCAATGATCTACACCTCCCGGTACCGGTCGTAGATGTTGATCATGAGCAACAGTTCAGCGTCTTCATCTTCAAGTTGGGAAGGTAAGCAATGGAACCGTTCACACAAGCCGACAATAATTTCGGCGCGGATCAGCTCCGCGGGCTTGGCGCCTCTACCTGCTGCCCATGCTCCGAGTTCTCGCCCAAAGGGGAGGCATCGTCAACCCGCGTTATGACTTTCATCCATTGCGCGATACACGTCATAACAAAATCGGTATCTTCGGATTCAATGTATTCAAGCGTCGTTGGTAGTGGCTGGCCGTTTTCGTCGGTCATGTTCCACGACACAAGTGCTTCCGCGAACGCTGACATCAACTTGTCAATAGATGATGCCCGTACCGTCGGGTCCTCCGACTCCGGGTCCAACGTCATCAAATGAGTAAGTTCGCGGATCGGGATGGAACGGACCTTAATCTCGAGACCTTCGTATTCGGGGTCGGCGAACTCCATGACATAGGTGCGACGTTCCCGCTTATAGCTCACCGTTTAGCCTCCGTAGATACCGCGCCCGAAACTCAGCGTTCGCGACCGCCTCAGCCCGCCGCTCCATCTTCGCAGCGGTCAACCCAAACGAACGATACCCCTTAAACGATGATTTACGGTTCCTTCGGCTGGCGCCCTCCAACCACGCACCGTAAGGCGAGTTGCTGGTAACGCCTGAAATGCCTCTGCCGAGCCGCCGAGTCCGCACCTGAGACTCATACCGCCCAGTAGAGTTTTTAAAGTTTCGTTGGAACCGGTTCTGCAGCTCCCGGTTCACGTCGTCGGCGTAGCCTTCAGCGAAGTCGCGAATGAAATCCTGCACGGCTCGTTCAGCGCGGCCATCAAACAGTGGGCCGCTAGTTGTGACGTGTTTACCGAGCATCAGGGTCTCCCTGTAATTCGGGTGGCAGCGGCGGCACCGGCTTAAGATTCTGCGCCACAACCTCTGGGTCTATCTTCAACTGCGGCAAAATCAACCCGGCCGGCTTCTCCCGCTTCTCCATAACCTCAGCCAACAATGCCCCCGCGGTGCATTCATGGCAACGGATCGGCTCATCCGACTCAGGCACAAAGGCGCCTTCATATTCTGGCTTAGATGTTTCGGCTAGAACATGCGGCCCGCCGGGACACAACCCAGCCTCATACTCCATAAGAGCGAACGCAAGCTCACGGTCCCGTTGCGTCCACTCCGGCGTTTCCGGCCTTGAGCCTAGGAACCTAGATGGCGAAATGCCCCACGCCCGCGCCGCTTTAACAACAGCACGCAGCGTGGGGTCATCGCCAAGATCAGTCACGGGGCCAACTGGGCAGGATTCGAACCTGACACCCAGGGAGTTTCCTTTAACTTGAGCCTGTGCTCAAGCGCCTGGTCGCATCTTGGCCGAAGCCAACAGCTAGTGTCTACCGTTCCACCACCAGTCAACCCCGCTACTTCCACCTTAGGCTACCACTGCGCGCAGCTGGGGCTCGGAATTAAGGCCTACCGGTACGGTGAAACGCGCCAAGGAGTTCCGCTCATACGGTGCCCGCGTGAACTGGCCACACGTCACCGGATAAACCTCCACCAACTGGCTCGCAGTCCAAGCGGTAGTCCTCAATACACGCGCGCGGATCACAACATTCGTCTGGTAGCCGTAGACGAGGGTGTTGTAAATCGTGTCGGTGCCAGCCTGCCACTTAAACGTGACCCCCATGTCACCGAACGCGACAGTGCCCGGAAGCCTGGTGTCGAACGTCGAACCCAATGCCGCATTGTCAACCCAGTTCGTGGTTGATTCAAACCCTGCCAGCCCATCTTGGGTGAGGTTCATTTCCCACGCCACGCCGGCGTTGAGTTCGGCGGCGGTGGGTGCGGCAAGGTTCGCGATAGTCGGAACCGACCAAACCTTGATATAGCCATCAATGATGACATCAGCCATTATTCTTCATTTCCTTCCGGCTGGTCGCCGCTTGGTGGGTTAGATACTGCGGCTTGATGTTCGGCCAGCCGCTGCCGCTTCTCATCCGCCGACCCAGACTTAGAAAGGCCAGCACCATCCAAGGCATCATCGAGAGCCTTGCCCTTCAACTCTTCAGCGTCTTGGACGGCCTGGCGGCTGGCTAGTGCTTCGGCGAACTCTTCACTATCGCTAGCTAGCTCGCCATCAATATCGGTGAGTTGCCAGTCGCGTTGCGTAAACGACTCCACAACGCCCGGGTTGTCGGGTACGCGGTGCACACCGAACTCTGGGTGCGTCAACCATTTCCAAACAGTCATGCCGCGCCCCTTATGAGAATCGGTGGATATTGCAGGTAACCGATGTGGTGAAGCTGTGGTTGATCGTGATGATCCCCGACTGGTTCGCCAGATTCGGTGTGAGCGAATAGAACTTGCGGCCCGTAGTTGCTGGCACGCTCATCGTCGGGTTGGTGGCAACCGAACCGGCCGGCGTTACTCCCGCATCAACAATCGTCACAGTGTCTGGCGAGCCGCCTGCGTTGATGACTTCCAGCCACAGAATGGAGTTGCCGTCGGATGCCACAGTGTCTGAAGCGGATACCGCTACTGGTACGGGTGTGGTGCCCTTACCTTGTTGTTGAACAGATAGAAGCGCCATGACTCCCCTTGCCTAGATGTGCATAGAAAATTGACACGTCATGAAAACGTGTCAAGAAAACAGGAATTTCTTTATGTGAGCTGCGCGTACACGTTGACGCTGAACCGGACTAACGCATGACGGCCATTCTCGTCAGCCAACCGCATAAAACGGTGCTCACCCGTCGGCTGTATCGACAACGCTGACACGCCAGCCGCCACAATCCCCAACGTCGGCCCAGACGGATGATCAAGGATCGCCTGCACTATCGCCTCATAATCAGCGAACGCGACAGCGTCCGCTGCCGTCTGATCAGCCCCCGACAAATCCGCTCCAGTAGCTAGCGGCACAAAGTACTGTTCGCTCGTAGTGCCGCCAGGGCCACCCAACGAATCAAAATCGCGGGTAATGAGAACCTCTTCATCGCCGACAAGGAAAACCCGTTCAGGGCTGCCCGTCACAGACGAAATGCCACCATTAATGGCCTGCGAGTTCGGTAATGTCGCTGCACCAAGCGCTGTCAAGGCAGCCATTACAGCTGGGACGGAGCTCATGCGACACCCAAAGTTGCGAGCGACCGCCACAAAAACTGGTCAAACTGAGTGGATGTAGATCCCGCATTCGCCGCGGCGAAAGCCTCAATATTCGTTTCATCCAACAGTGGATGCGAAGCCTGTTGCGAGGATTGCCACAACTCCTGAATCCGCATCGCCATCAAACTCCGCAGCGTCGCCGGCGACTTCGTGCAACCAGCCGCATACGTGACAACAACAGTTTCATAGCCAGCCATCCACGTTGAACTGGTAGTGCGGGTGCCGCGGTGCAAACGCCACGAGTTGCGCAACAACACAAAATCAGTGTTCTCAACCAGCGGCGTGCCGTTCTCCACAACACTCGCGATGGTGATGAATCCGCCGTCAAGCCACCGCAATGGCGGACGCTTAAAATCTAAATCGGTGTGGCCGCCATCAAAATATTCAACGATCCCCGACTTGCGGCACACAGTACGGCCCAGCCGCCGCTCCACATCATCAGAGCCGACAAGGATTATCCACCGCAGTTGCTCACGATCCGCCAAAGTCGTGATCGTTGCAGTGCCGCGCAAAGCGGTACGCGCTTCGTCGAAACCGATCAGCAGCCGACCCGGTTCTTCGACGTTGAAAGTGTCGTCGAACTTCTCGGTCGCCGAACCGAGCGTCCCACCGGTAGCACTGCCCAACAATGTGTGCCGACCGGCTTGGGAGGTGAGGTAATCAAAGTCATATAGGCCAGCGCCTGAATTGACGACTGTCGGTGTCACGGTGGAGCCGTCAGGCAGA